AGAGGCAAACCTCGGTAAGGCGATTGATAACTGGGTCAGCGCCTCCAAGGACCCGGAACTCCTGACTGCCAAGAGCCAGTTCTACAAAACCATCAAGAACATCAAAGAGGGCACCCAGTACCCGCAGCTAGACTTCTCCAACATGACCCTAGCCAACATGATGGCCACATCCTACAGGACCCGTTCATTGATCAACAGCACTCCTAATACCTACGTCCAAATCACCAACATGGATGGGTACAGGGTCATGATGGGTAAGACAGAAGGTGGGGCCAACATCTCAGGCAACCAAGCCCACAACCTGAACAGGTCTTCTGCGTCGGGTACCTACGGGTTCTTGAATGACTACAAGCAAGAGCTGAGCCCTAAAGGAAAATCCCCATCCTCACCTCCAACAACGTGGGATGCTAACTTGATTGAGATCATGCCAGAGGCTGCTGAGATGACTCGGAAGCAGCGGTGGGAATTGATGGCTGATCCGGTTATCGAAGATCAGGTCTTCGACCACTTCACAGCTAAGAACTACGAAGCCCTGAAAAAGGCGGCGGGGGCTCCTCCTTCGTTCGAGGAGTTGAACATGGCCCACCTCCTCGGGGCAGGCGGGGCTATCAAATTCATGAAAGCGTTGAGGGAGGACTCTTCTACAAAGACGAAGGACTTCTTTTCTGATAACATTATCAAAAGCAACCCAGAACTCACCAAGTCGGGTGACAACACCCTCCTCCAGATGTGGAATGCAAGACTTCACAGGAACGACCCGACGTTCTCAGCCTACATGGAAGAGATGGGTATGCCTGATGCTCAGATGCCTATAACGGACTACTTGAAGAACGACGGTATCGTTCTTGAAACCCCCAAGCAATAAGGATTAACACATGCCCCCACCCCTTGGAGCGTTAGCCAAAGCTCTGAAGCTCCCCAAAGCACTAGAAGATATTGTCACCATCGAAGGCAGAACCATTTCAAAAGGCAACCTTGCCAAGTTTGAAATCGAGAAGGCTTTGAGAAACGGTGGTAGCCACGCCGATGTTGTTAGAGCACTCAAGGAGAACGGTGTAGCCGTTGACAACGACTGGATCAAAAACCAGATCGGTGTAGCGAAGCGTCGTGACCCTGTCATGAAGAAGTCTGAGCCAGATGAAACCACAAAGCGTATGCACGCCAACTGGATCATTGAAAACGGTCATAACCACGGAGAGTCGTGGGAAGTAATCGGGAATAACTTGGAGGACGCGGGCTTCAAAGAAGGGGGCCGTATTGCCCGAGAGTTACGCCAAAAAGCCGTTGACAGGGCCATGAGCCAACCGCGCCCCGCCGTGATAGACAACGGGGAGTCTGGCCCACAGGTGGGTGAGCAGATTGACAACGGATACCAAGACCTCAGACACTTCAAAGATGAGGACTTGACTGCTGCACTCAAAAAGGTTGGGGATGAGATCGCCAGCCGAAAGAACCAGCAGAATAAAGACCTACGGCAGCAGGCGCGGGACCAGAACGCACAAGGCGACTGGACCAACCTTGAACAACTGGGGATTGACAGACAGGCTGTGCCTGACCCCCTACACCCCATTGAGCCCAAGACTGATAACTTGAGGGAGGGCCCACTCCAGCCAGCCACGGAGAAGAACAACCCCCTTCCGTCCGAATAATGTATACAGATTTCTGACAACGCCTGTCGCCTTAGACAGCGACAATGAAAAACCCCTTGGCTCATCACCAAGGGGTTTCTTTTTACATCAGTTCCTTCTTGCAGTAGTCCTCTATGATCTTGAGACAACATTCTCGAATAGCCGCTGCTGTCTTCTTCTTTCCCCAGTCCTTGACGTCACCAGTAAGGGAGAACCAAATCTCCCCGTCTTTGACAACAATAGCCGCCTTGCGGTTACTTGGGTATTCAGGGTCAGCCCCTACGATGATACGAAACACGACTTCAGGCTTCGCAATCTTACGGGCTTGTTCATAGGTCATTGCCATTTATTATGCTCCACAGCTTCCACCTTTTCCGGTGAGGTCACAGATGTCTACGGTTTCGGTAAATACTTCTCCCACTCGCCCTTTTGCTTCATAGTAGTCCACAGGTGTAAGGGGTTGCCCACCACGAGCCCCGTCAGGGTAACAAGTGAAGCCCCTAAGACGATGAGCATACTTAGCAAGAGTGCTAGCGAAAGAATCGACATAACGATCAGAAAGAGTGAACTGAGACACAGCAGGAAGATTAATAGTCGACGAAATAGCTTGATCAACGTAGTCTTGAACGTCAGCTTGAAACTGGATACGTCCTTCATAATACGGTGCCAAGTCGAGCGCCGATTCGATGCGCTCCGGGTCCGCTCCATAGACATCAATAAGTTCCTGTGCTGCGCCATCAATAACATATTGGTACTTCCATTCTGTTCCATTTGTCAGGTAACGCCGTTTGTAGGCGACCGCAAAGAGAGGCTCAATTCCGGTGGTTGTTCCAGCCAAGATACCGATTGATCCGGTGGGAGCAATTGCTCGTATGCCTTTAGGTGTCGCCACCCCCAGATCGTCAGCCGTGCTTTGCGAGACAGAAGTTGATACCCCCTGATACACCGCAAGCCACTTATGAAGCTCTGGCGTGACTTCATAGGGAGAGCCACGTTGAATGAGCCATTCGTGAATACCCATAAGGCCGAGGCCGAGACGACGATTTTTCTCACGTACCTTGTAAACTTTTTCATAAGGGAGGTGCGCCTTGAAAGTTCCGCAGAAGAGGAACTTGGTTGCTAGTTGTACAACATCACTAAACTCATCAAGAGAATGAATGCGACCCATGTTGATAGAGCCAAGATTACAAACATCTGAGTCGTCTTCTGAAGTGACCTCAGTACAGGCATTACGTAGTGTTTCATTTTCTTTCTCGTAAAAGTTAAAGGAGAAGCCGGGTTCAGCGGTCTTCAGAGCTTGGTAGACATTCCTCTTGAACACCTCACCAACGTCACCAGTTTTCTTGTAGTTCTCCAGCCAAGCGGTGTCGTAGTTGACCGAGATATTAGTCATGTCGAGGGGAGCAGGGAAGTTGAAGTTATGCTTCTTGACGTCGGCCAGAGTCAGGCCCGGAACAACCTCTTGGGTGTCCCAGTCCTTAGCTGCTAGAAACTTATCCACATCAGCATGAGCGTGATTAAGGCTAGCGTAGATAGCAGATCGACGGGAGCCACCTTGCATAACGTTGCGCCCAATCTCATTGACCATAGCCATCTTAGGGATAGGCCCACTTGCAACACCACCTGTACGACCGAGACGACCACCAGAAGCCCGGTAACGAGAATAATCAACACCGATACCACCTCCTGTCATCAAACATGATTCTGACTTCCAGCTGATTTCGGCCCAATCTTCTCTCGTGTCCTCTTCGGCACGTAGAAGGTAGCAATTGTTGTAGAATTTAGCCGCACGACCCGCGTAGTATAGGTAACGACCACCCGGTATGAATTTGAGTTCTCTGATAAATCTTGTGAGTTCATCTTGCTCATCTTGTCCCATCATGTCACCGCAGACGCCTTCAACAAGTACGGCTGCTAGTTTATCCCACGTCTCAGAACCTTCGTGTGCATACTTCTGTCGAAATATATCCTCCGAGAATTTTGATCTGAACTGGGGGTTTTCATTACTTTTGAATATCGTCGCTCTCCTCGTACTCTGTTAGTTCCTCGATCCAATCGTTCTCAGTCTGTCGTGGGGCTGGAGGGGCTGGGCTAGGCCATCCACGGCGGATGTACTCCTTGCCACCGTCCACCATAACACCACACGGGCAGGTCTTGTAGTCGTGCCTGTGGGTACTTTCTAGGTAGGTGTCGCACTTCTTGCAGCGGCACGCATTCTTGATAATCTTAGGTAAACTCGGAAGTTTCATATTACACCTGTAGTTTAGGGAAAGAAAAACCCCCGGCTTTTACACCGGGGGCTAGTCTGGATACCAAGGTCGCTAGTTGTACCTTGGCGTTAGGCGGGGTCCTTCGGGGGAGCGAGAAGTTTGTCCTTGAAGAAGACAAGGACGGCGGCGGCAAGTGCGATACCGAGGTCACCGAAAGCAGCAAGCTGCTCACTGGACCAAGAGACCGCCATACCAAGAGCGGCCAGCAAGCCTACCCAAGTCGTTCGCTCAGACAATCGGTCGAGCACATATTTCACAATACCATTCATTGTTGGATCACCTCCTTCAAAAACTCCCGGTTGGCGGGAATGGGGTAGTAAAGGCTTTAGGGTCCCACTTCATTTAACCCACATCAGTTTAGGGAGCACCTTAACGTAAAGCTTAAAACTCTAGTCTACCTATTATTATACCACAACTAGGGCCGTTTGTCAACCCTAATCTTCTAGGTCCCAGACAGATTGGTTAAAACGTCGCATCTTCCTGTCTTCAGCGGTTTCGTCCAGTCTCTTCTTTCCACTTGTTGACTTCTTTTTGGATGTAGTCAGAGACTGTCGAAGTCTGCGAGACTCCTTCTGCTGTTCCTTGATTTCGCTGGGGTCCATCTTTCCTTAATTCCATGTCGAGGGCTATGATGAGTCGGGTAATAGCATGGGCGAGGTGGCTCTCACCTGACTCGTCCATCCGTGAGACAGCGTCCCATTTGTACATGTGGCCGAGAGCTTTCCTGACTTGGTGGCTAATCCCTTTAGCCCCACTGGGGTCCAAGGTGCGGTAGCCAAAAGCTCCGTGCTTCTCCACGCCGTGTTCAAAGACACGATCGATGGAAGCCAGAACCTCGACCGGTGTGAACGTCGTCGCCTGACGGCGGCTATTAGTCGTCATCTTCAGGCTCTCCTTCATCATCGAGTTCGAGTTCTTCCCGGAGAAGTCTAATCCGTGTTGCCCCCAATTCAATATGCTCAAAAATCTCTTCGACCGTGATATCGAGGAGGTCACAGATTTCACCTGAGGTTCTTTGGGCGATGGCACGTTTTGCTAGCTCCTCATCCATACAATTTTTTCAACCTCTTCATTGAGACCCACTCTAGGTCGTAGTCCCCCTTCTCCACCCCGTGCTTGATGACTACTCCAGAGGACCAGTATCGGGCGATGGCTTTGGCGAAGTCGGGGACATAGTCTTGAAACACTCCGCAAGATAGTCCATGAATTCGTCGGCCATCTCCTCGGACTCTAACTGCATGATCAAAGAGATGGCTGTGCCCTTGCGTTGAAGACTGTAGCTGCTTGGATATAATTGACGCGCCAATACTAATTCCACCAATAGGGCGCCCCATGATGCCGGAGGCAAAGTAATGGGAGTACTGGATGCCATCTACGTCAACGACTTCGAGAAAGGGGTATTCTTCAAATCCGTATTCCTTTGATTGAAAATCTCGTGTAGAGATTGTACCGTCGAGAATGGGATCGAGGTCGAGCACTCGATTGATACGGTGCTCGTGATTTCCCAGACATCTGATGCGGCGAGGAGTCTTTCTACGCAGCTTCTTGATCGGACCAAGTAGTCGGTCTTGAGCTTCAACTCCTTTAGCAATGTCGAGATGATATCGTCTATTCTCGAAACCACGTTTGCCCTTGTCGTATGAGCAGAGAGACGGCATGTCGAACCAATCTCCAATGTCCACAACGACGTCCGGCCTGAGGTCTGCAACCAATTTACCGAGAAGGTCATATCGGTTGTTGTTATATGATGGGTGTGCATGGCTATCCGGTATTACAAGATGGGTTTTACTCACACGTACTCCTTGATGTTCTCAATGGAGCACCATTCAAAACCATTCCTCTCCGCCCACTCAGCGTGAGTACATTTGCGTTTGTACACTTTCTGATGTGGCTTCTGGAAACAGAAGACGATACGTCGGTCAGGGTGAGCCTTCTTGATGGCCCGCATCTTCCGAATGTCTTCTGGGTCGAGGTATCCCTTTACCTCAATGATAACCCCCGTTCGCCTGTTGGTATAGTCTGGGATGTAGTAGTAGACATACGGCAGCTTCTCGATCTCGTGAGCGTACTGCCCCCGGCGCAGACGGCCAAGCTTGCGCCCGACCTCTGCTTCAAAACCAGAACGTTTCCTAGTTGACACTGTCGCTCATCCCAGCTGTGACAACCGGATCGACATAAAGGATGCGGTGGTACGGTACACAGAAGTTGGGGGGAAAGCCCTCTTCCTCTGTAGGGAAGATACAAAACAGGGGTCCAGAGAAACTGGGGTAGCCCTGCTTTGTGATCTCAATGAACGTGTCTTTGGCCGTCTCTAAGACAATCTTCCAGACGGTTGCCGGTTCAACCGGTTCTTCGTTATCAGACACTAGTTTCATCATAAGTGTTATACTTCCTTCCAATGTGTATTTGTTATTTCATCTACTCGGGGAGTTTCAAAAACCTCAGTGAGATAAGTGGGCCCGTTCGAGTATGAAAATACTCGCAAACCCCGGCCTCTGTTAGCATCAGACCAACAGTGCCTCTTGTGGGAACAGAATATGCATCCCACTGGAAGACCCTTGTTGCCAGATTTCCCGACGGGAACAGCCTCATAACATCGAGCAGGGGGAACGTCTCGCGATAAAGCATCTTTCAGTTCTCCAATTTTAGGAGAGGGGTCAACCAAGGGCACTTCAACAAGAGCTTGTTTTGCTCGCTCTTTCTCAATGACCCAAAGGTATCCCTTAGCATCCCCCTCATCCTTTCCGTACCCAGAGAGTTGGAGGACATATCCGAAAGGATCGTCACCTTGCAAAAACGAGCCATCATTGAATTTGGCGAACGAGAACTTAGAAGCACTCTTAACATCGACAAGTACACCGTCAATCCTCCCGTCAGTATGACCTTTGATTCCGTCTACCGTTACTTCTTTTTGTCTGTCGGTAACGCTGTGCCCAGCTTCTTCTGCAAGATAGAGGAAAAGCTCTTCAATAATGTCTCCATAAAGGAATTTGAGCTTATCGGAAGCGTCGAGTGTTTCAGGTGTTCCACGAGAGTTTGGTCCGTAACCTTGAATGTCGTAGTATACCTGCCGTGCTGGTTTTCCGATGTTAGAGAGGCGTAGATAGTTTGACCGTCGTTCTCCGCTAGCTCGAAGCCTATTACCAACAACCCCGGCGAGTTGGTGGGCAAAGGCGGCAAGCTTGTCTGGGTCTGGATCGTGACCATTAAATAGGTTCTCTACATCTTGAGTAAGTGTTTCAATAGACTTCATTAGAACGGAATTTCGTCGTCGAAGTCTACGTCTTTCTGGTGGTTGGTGTTCTCACCAAAGTCGAAGTCATCACCATCTTTACCAACAGCTTTCTCTTTTGTGGGGAAGCCACCATCGCTGCCACCACCTTCATACAGCACAAGGTCCCACACCTGCATCTCAAGCAGATAGGGCTTCATTCGACGAGGTTGGTTAGGGAGAGCCACCTCAAACTTCATGATCTTGATGTTGACAACAGAACCGTTGCCAATCAGATCACCGTTCCAAGGCTCACCAGTAGCGTCCCTGATCTGTACAGGGTTGGCTGGGGAGCCATCCGACCGAACAGATTTACGGACAAGTTTGAGTACCGGCTTACCTGTCAGGTAGTTAATCGTACCGTCTTTGTTCGTCTTGCCTTTCTTGACGTAGAAGGGATCAATACCGAAGTCCTTGAGGGACTTCAACCCAGCTTTGTCAAGAACAATATCAACGGTCCACTCCTTGTGCTTCCCATCGTAGGAATCACGGGGCTTACCGATAAGTTTGCACCAATAGGCTTCCGCCTGAATGATGGTGGTCTCTAGCTTAGCTTTTGCCAACTTAGTTGGTCTCCTTTGTTGAACTTCTACCTATATTATACCGTGACTAGGGCTCGATGTCAATACTTTTATCATCTTCTCTGTTATGAGCATCACAAGCTGCGTAAAACCAACCCCTTCCCCTTATCTCGCCGGGCTCCCCACATTGTTCACAAGTTTTTTCTGACTCAAGTTCAGCTGTGGCACAAGCGTCGTACTGGGCACGCGTCCCGGACACCAGATAGAACCGAAGTCCCCCATACTTTTCTTTAACCTGTGAGGCTACTGGGATATGTGGGGGGTACGCCTCTTTTGACAACTCTATAAGAGTGGCACAAAGCCTATCCAAGATATCATACCACCCATCCCCACAGTCAAAACCCCAACACATGGCGGTTTCCTGCATGTTGCCCCGTCGGTCCCTGAAAATCTCAGGGTACTTGATTACTAGGGCCAAGTTTTTATCTGGGCTCATCAAATTACCTTTGTAATATAGTTAGTGGGTTCCTGCCCAATTGGCGGCAATCGCGTAAGTTCCATCGAGGGGTACGCGAATCTTAAGCTTGACGCCAGCCAGCTTAATAGCTTCGATACCTGCTTGTCCGACAAGTTCTGAACAGTCAGGGTCACAGTCGTATTGCCATTCGTCGTGGATGTCTCCAACTTTGAGTGCATCCCATCCATGTTTCTTAATCTCCCTGTCTAGTAGGATTGCTCCTAGTTTCATGATGATCGCTCCACACGACTGACATCTGTAGTTAAGCGCCGCGTGCGGTGAGGGGCATCTGACAAATCCTCCGTCAACTGTTCGAAGGATGCCCCCCGTGCTTTTAAATTCGTTACCAGCTTCTTCCATAAGGCCCCCCAAACCGGGGACTGCGTCTCCGAGGACGTGTCGGATACGGGCTCCAAGGGCTTCATCACCACCTGACATTGCTCCTAGCTTCTTGTCTTGTGCGCCGTAGATCATGGCGTAGAAGTCGTTCTTGCATGGCTTTCTCTCCTTGGGGATACCAGCTTTGGTAAGCTGCTGGGCGTTCAAAGTGTGGAAGTCCTTGACACCGAAAGCGTTTTGGGTGTCGATGATGTAGTCGTAGGCGTCTTTACGGCCTCCGAGATAGTGGACCAGAACACGCCCCTCTAGACCAGCTGCGTCAATCCCCACCAACACGCGGCCATCCCTAGCACGCCACAGAGAACGGCACTCAGCCCCAAACTTAGACTCTGTGCTCGGGATGTTTGCGGTGTTAGGGCTAGCATGGCGGCAGCGACGACTACCAGCACCACATGTAAAAACAGAACCACGAATGCAATTATCAGCACGATCAAGATTCTCCAACCAGTTGTTAAGCATGTTGGCTCGCCCGTTGTGAACAAGCCACTCTGCGATCATCCCAACCTCCGGTATCCCACTTTCTTCAAAGAACTCTAGAACAACATCTTCACCTGTTGCCCATCCCCCTGTCTTGGTTTTCTTTGTTGGCTTAAACCCATGCTCTAGCAGACGTGAGAGCCGTTGAGTTGGTGACCCAACGTTGAAATGTTGATACTCAAAGCACTCATAAGTGCCGTCCTCATACCTTCGGACTTCAGGATATCGTTCGGTATGTTTAATGTAAGAAGAGTACGGCTCGCCCTGTTTTGTGATGCGATACTGATATGTACCGGCTGACTTAAGCCGGGCAGGGAAAAAGTTTCTGATGTGTTCATTAAGCTCAGCCTCTTTATCACGGAGTTCCTTGTAGAGCTTCTCGGCTCCTTCAAGGTCGAACTTGAACCCGTTGACTTGTTGTTCCTCGATAACAGCTGCGAAGTGGTGCTCAATCCAGATAGCGGATTCGGAGTACCTCATGGCTGTCAGCTTGTTGCAAAGGGCAACATAGACACGGGCGCAGATATCTGCATCTCGCTCACAATACACCTCCATCTCGGGGGTGTACCTTGAGTAGTCATCAAACGATATCTTGGGGAGTTTAACTCGATGACCCCAAGCTTCTAGCGAATGGCCCCCAGAAAGATAAGGATCAAGCAGATACCCAAGAAGCATGGGATCAATACAACGAGAAGTGGGAATATCAGCGCCCCAAAGAGAGCGCAGTACAGGAATATCATAATGGAGGCCATTAAACGCGATGATGATTTTTTCATCGCTCATCCACTCGTTGAAGTCTTTGGCTGTTCTGAACGAACATTTCTCTCCCGTTCTTATGTTTTTTGTTCGTACCACCCAGATTTGGGTTGGCTTAAGGCTATCTGCCTCGACGTCTAGAGACCAGTAGTTCTCATCATAGCTTAGGTATTTCATACCGCTGCTGCTTCATTCTCCAGATCAAAGTCCCATGAACCTTCTCGCACAGGGGCAGTAGACACGACAGTCCCACCTTTCTCGTAGACGTTAATCTCATCTTTACTGAGTTCAGTAAGGAGTCCTGTCTTGCTGTCAAAGAACAGGTAGACGTGACCACCAGCGCCAGCAAATCGGTTCTTCTGGATAGTTATCTTGACTACGTTACGACGCCAATTATCAGGGCTCTCACGCTCACGCTCAAGCTTGAGAATGTCGTTAGCCAGCTGCTCGACGCCTGCTGTACCCCTGATCTGGCCCTGCCTGTTCTGGTGAATGACAGCGATGACACAAATCTTGAGCTTCATACACTCAGTCTTGATCTTCGTTATGATTTCGTCCAGCTGCTTCCTTTCGTCCCCGGACTGGTCAGATACAATGATACTGAGGTGATCCAGTACCACATACCTACAGCCCAATGCAGCCATATGTTGGATTTTAGCGAGAACAGCATGAATGCTATTTGAACCAAAGTGATCCCAAAAAACAACGCGGTCGTTATTAAGGACTTCGTCATAGAGTCCGCGTAGTTCCTCTGGGCTCGTCGCAGCCCATTCATCAGGAAGATGGAGACGACGACCTGCGTGAATACTAAGCAGGCCAAGACCAGAATCGCGATTGGTTTCCTCCAATTTCATTTGACCGATCTTCACATCATCCGGGGTATTCCGAAGGATGTGATAAGAGATCATGTTGGTAACAGTGGTCTTACCCACCCCCGTCTCAGCGTTGAGGATGATAAGCTCGGATTGCCGCATACCGTATGTCTTCTCGGTAAGGGTAGCCCACGGGTAATCAAGGAAGCTGAGTTCAGGAGGTGTTTCAATCTCCTTCCACAACTCCTTACCAGTACGGAGAGCAGCGGGCATGTAGAGGGGAGCACCCCACCACTCGCTCATATACTCCTTCTGCATGTTTGCACGGAGGTAGTCGTTAGGGTCCTTGTGTCGGCGCATGGTTACAATCTTGGTGCGCCCAAGGGGGAGAATTTCAGCGATACGCATAGCGGCTTCCCGCCCCGGATCATCTGAGTCCATACAGATTACGATGTTCTCGAACGAGGCTAGATACTCGAAGTTATCAAGCACCTCCTTACGGGCTGTGGATGCTGCTGTGACGCCAACGACAGGCCACTTGGACCCTTGTAGTTCGTAGCTGGCAGCTGCATCGCAGGCACCTTCCGTGATAGTTATCGACTTGGCTGAGCCCGCAGGGAATGCGTGCTGGCCAATCAGTTCCATCTTATCTTGGGAACCCTCCCACCGGAAATCTTTCTTGCCACGTAGCCTGAATTGATTGGCTATATGGGAACCGTTACGGAACCGGGGGTAGGTATGTATGTACGCACCGTCTTCGTAGTACCCGAACTTGTACAGTCGGGCTGTATCGGTAGAGATTTGACGGTCTTCGAGAGCCTTGAAATCTGTAGGCACAGGCCGAATAGACCTTTTCTCGGTATTAGGTGGTGGAGCTTTGATTTTCTTCTCCTCTTGTACATCAGGTTTTCCTGATGGTGGGATGTATTTGTTTTGGGTAGTGCGACTACACACAAAGCAATGAGTGTGTCCGTCGTCGAATATGGCTAGTCCGTCCGATGACCCACAGTCTAGGCAGGGGGAATGTCGGAGGAATTTAGCCTTTGGGCGCTGTTCCGTTGTGCTGCTCCATTAAGTGCGAGGTTGAGGATTTCCAATTCTGGAGCTAGTAGCCGTACACGGACAATCTCGGTTGTGTGTAGGTTTTTTATTGCTGCCTCTGCGCGGGCTATGCGGCGCAGGATTTCTGGTACGATCAAATCTCACCTTCATGAAACGGAAAATCAGGGTAGTGGATAAAGTCCTCATACTTGGTGACTGAGGCTTCTTCGTAGCCTTCTACACAGTCATCAATAGCTTCTTGGCATGTCCCACATGGGTCGATTTTACCACCAGCCTCCACATGAATGTTGATAAGGATTGTATCGCAAATGTGACAGCGCATTGGTTATTCCTTTTCTTATTGCGCATCAGTTAAAAGTGCTCCCATGTGTAGATGGAGCCCGAAAGGGTTCGGAACACAATCTTCTCAGGGGTGTCTTCAACGATTTCTTTGATGGTGGTGGTTTGCCACCAGTCGTGTGAAGAGTAGCTACGACCAGAAAGTGAGCCAACCCGCATAGCCACCCCTACACGAGGTCGGGCAAAATCTTCTGTTTCGATCTTTCCATCTTTACCCCAGAGGGCCATGGACATGGTACCGGAATCTCCACGACCCCGCTTATCATACATTCTATACGGCATTGGTTATTTCTTAGCCTCACGGTAAGCAGCGATGGCGGCGTGGGAGCGACAGTTGACGCAAGCGGGGTGGACGTCACTCATTCTCTGTACTTCCGTTTGAATGCATCAATATACCATTGACCAGTCATGTCAGTGAGACCGGGAGCACAGTTGACCTCAAGCACGTATGACTTGTCACCTTTCTTGACCCACATGACATCAACCCCTCCGAAGTCCAGCCGGAGGGCTCCACAAGCTGCTACAGCAGCATCAAGGACTGACTGGCTAGGTGGGTGCTCAGGGTCAATGATGTACCTGTAGCCGTTACTGTGAGACCGCACGTAGTCAGAGCTAGTCTCTACACCACGGTGCTTGATCTTACGCTTGTAACCTATGATCCTGCCTTGGAAGACATGGACCCGGTACTCCCGCTTCTTCTTCACATACCTAGTATACAACGGGGAGTCAACAATGTCAACTCTATTTTTGGCAATGACGATGCCTTTGCCACCCGATGCCGAAAGCAGCCGACGACACACAACGATGGTGCCCTTCTGTCGAAGCCACTCCTCGGCTTGGTGCTTGTCGGTGGTGTACGCGGGGATAGGCACGCGAGCCTCTTCCAAGATACGGAATGCCTTGAGCTTGTTCACAGCGTTAGCCAAGTTCTCAGGCTTGTTGTATATTCGCGCAGCAACAGGTGAACGCCATTTGGTATTCCCCCAGTTGATGACGTGGTGGCCACCTCTGATCAATTCAGGGTGATTAATACGTTCAACCTTCAATCCCTTGGCGATGGCCTTGCTCCCGGCTGATGCCTTCTTGTACGGGACAACAACCAGAAAGTCTCTAAGCCTCATACTAGAACTCCTCTTCTTCATCTTCGTCATCCTCTTCCTCATCTTCATCTTCGTCATCCTCTTCTTCATGATCGTCTTCTATTACTGGATCATTCTGTATGGTCCAACGGTCCTCTGTAAGAGGGAGTATCGGCGCAGCATCTAAACGGAAACCAATAGTTTGGTTGTCAACTTGTGGTTGTAGAGGTGCTCGTAGAGGTGGAAGCGTAGAACGTGAAGTTATTCGTGCCTTTTTTACTGGTGTCACCGGGGCAGCCCCCTCCGTAGGGGCATTCACCCAATCCACAGCACAAGCGTAGTCCTGAGCGATATCAACGGACTCTCGGTAAGACACCTTGGCGTAAGCCTCCTTCACAAACTCGTGAGTGAGGGGAAGATGGCGCATGGTGAACCCCGGAAGGCTCTCACCTGACACAGCATAGATAATCTCGTCAGGCTTGAAGTCGTAGCTGTTTTCAGCAAACGTCACAAGCTCCATAAGGACATGAAGCCACCGCAGGATTTCCTTGGACTCAGACACACCTTCATGCAGGCGAATCTCAACCGACCCAAACTTCCACAGAGATTGAAGATTGAGGGCCATGTACCGGAGGTTCTCACCGGAGATGGGTTGGAAATTGACCTTCTTGATGCCGTCAACGGTGTCTTTGACGTATTTAGGGGAGTCCATGAGTCGGAGGCAGAAGTGATTGCCTTTACGCTCGGACCCAACCACCTCAAAGAAGTGAGGTTCATACAAGGCATACAAGGTAAGGAACTTGACGAAGGTATACAAGGTCCTGTGGGAGAAATCCAGATGGACGTGGAAGGAGCAGCGAGAAGACAGCGAGGGCTTGAATCGGGTAGCCTCCTTGAGCCTTTCAAACTCAGGTATGACCTTCTCCTCAATCTCCCTGATGTTGCAAGGGCGACGAAGAACAAGCTCTACGCAATCCCCCCGCAAAGAGGGATCACGGTGAGGGGCAAAGGACTTGCAGAACTCCGAGTACCCCATAGCCTCGGCTCCGAAGCCCTCAAGCTCCAGTTCCAGTCCTATGTTCCGGTCCTTGCTATAGAGGGACGCGGTTGTGTAGTAGGCCATCACGTTAGTGAGTTGGTCCTTTGTCAGTGTCGGCTTGGTGAACACGTATCGCTACCTTTGTGATAGATAAGAAGTGGGGACCCCGGCCAGAACAGCACGTTCTGCGAGGTGTACGAAGCTGGGGTACAGTTCTCCACAGCCATCCCGAACGGATAGCTCACCAGCTACATCAGTTTTGTACATGAGGAGAGACACGTACCGTGTGGCTCGCTTGACAGCGAAGTCATGAGAGAAGGCGGAGGCTTCTCGTGATCCGTTGCCAACAGAAGACATACATTCTTCAAACGAAGAGTAGTTACCTTCCAAGGTTTCACACAAGGAGCCGTATGCCACCCCGTGATCATAGATGATACTACGAAGGGACCCAAGCTCCACATCTGCCCAAACCATATCAACTTGGGTGTTCTCCGAGCGAAGACCAAAGCGGTTACGTCGTAAGGGAATGCGGGAGAGGTAATACAGGCCCTGCTCTGTACTCATGTACCCAAGAGGGTAGGTTGAGACATCAAAGTCCTTGGTGTCAATGGACCGTAGTGAGATCTGGTCAGGAAGAGAACGAATCGTGCCGCCTTTCAAGCCAAATACGGAGGCAGACAAATCCTCCGTGAGAGTTGCCATCTGCACCCAGTTGTTTTTGTATCTGAGGATGATGTTGGAAAGTTTCTCAACAGCATCCCGAGGGTTCTCTGCAAACTTCTCAGCAACAGTGGTCATGCAACACCACGGTCAATACGATCTTGTGTGGCTCCAGCACGCTCACGCATGAACATGCAGCTTGCACCGTTCTCGAAGTAGTCAGTGACACCCGCGATAGCGCCCCTATACACCTGACGGATGTAGTCGTTATGCGTCAGCCACATGTTGGAGAGAGTACGGTACTCGATGCCGTAAGGCTTCGGACGATACGCTCCAGCCTTGCCATACAGGCGGCGACGGATACGGTCACGATCCCACGTAAGGGAAAGGATGCCAAGCGTGACGTCAAGGTTGCGAGCAATGCGCCCACACTCATAGTGGTGGTCCATGCCGTGTTCATTCATATCCCACAGCTTGTCACCTTCAAGCCACCCCACATGGACGTGCCCAGCACCAGTACGGATGGTGCCAGAGCTATCGGGGCGAGGGTTCTCGGAAAAGCTGTACGCCGAGAAGTCAGGAATACACCCCATGTCCACAGCTGAGCGAGGGAGTTTCTTGAAGTAGATAGGATCATAGTTGACATAGGGACGGAAGTGAAACTCGTATTTCATCGGGATCATATTGCGGATTTCCGACAAGACAACCAGAACGTTGTCAACAAACTCCTCCTCAGTCGAGGCTGGGTCGATGTTGAACTCAACAGATGTACCGTCAACTTGGACAGCACCTTGCTTGACACGGTGAGGGTTTTCCTTGGTTCCCGGAACCACATCGTGAGCAGATACGTATACACCTTTGTTCCTGTCAACCAGAAAGAACTCAGGGTCAGCGCCAACTTTTAGTTGCATTCTAGTACTTCATCCTTTTCAGCGTTAAGACCAGAGTCGTGCCTGACTTCAGGGTCAGCGGCACACACGGGACAGATTATCTTACCAGACTTAGTGTGCTCACAGCCCTCAACAACGAGGTTGTCTGATGATTTGTCAGCACAGTATGAGCACCCCATCTCAGCATACACTTCTCGGAACACAGCTTCAGACATGCCAAGCTTCTCGATGATCTCAGCATCCTCTTTCAATGCAACCGATGTTCCGGCTAACCTCGTACGAGATCGACGAGCGGCAGTAAGTTGGGTGACTAGGTGCCTGTGCCTTCCTTTGATGTTTTTGGACCACGTAGCTTGACGTGAGTAGTCATAGTCAAGCAAGCGATACTCCATGCCAGTGATGGCACGGCTTATAGCATCGTAAGGGGTGATGTTCTTCTCTTTCTTAGTAGTGTTTCCACCAATCGGAGTACTCGGTCCACTCAACGCCGGGTACTGACTCCCCCCATAGCCTCCTCTGTACGCCGGTTGACAGGTCTTTTTTTCCTCCTCCGCCCCCTTGAGCGGGCGTTCGGTGATAGAGTCGGCAATCAGGTTGCCCGTCAAGTCGATCTCGTAGAACACATCCTCTTTGAGAGGGATAGGCATAGGCGTGTAGGTCTCGACGTCGTTGCGTTCAAGACACCACTGAAGCATACCAGACTCCGACGCCCAATACATCTTGGACCTGTCTTTGGAGAAGGAGATATGCAACGGTCGCTGGGCATTGCGAACAAAGCCAAGCTTCTTGTTGTCCACATCAAGAAGAGACAAAGCCCATGCCCCGTTAATCTTGGGGATGATCCCGTCGATCCCTTCCTTGTGGATATTGAAGATCAACTCTTCCGAATCAATTACCCCAGTAAGCCGGTGAGGCAGCTTGAGAAGGCTGTGGTATGGGATAGAACCGTTGTGAGCGCCGATGATGCTACCGTATTTGAACGGGTGAGCATCCTCCCACAGGTGCTTGGAAGCATACGTAGCTTTACGTGTGTGCCCCAAAAGAACATCAGCAGATGCGCTGATCACTTGGTCATTCTTCCTGCTTTCCAGCCAGACAGGGGAAGGCAGGGCTTGCTTGGCAATCCTCCACTCCTGCGTTCGGACAGCATAGGAAGCGACACCAGTGGCATCTGAGCCCCGGCGTTCCGAACAATACAAGAGGTCCTTGAAGGTTTCAATCTCACGATTGAAGAGGTTACCCGCTACTCCGACTAAGCCGCACATTAATTGATCAACCGTGGTTTGAGGGAGGGGAGAATAAGTTTGTGGTAGTATTCGAGGAACAACTTCTGCGTATCTCCTGATTGAAAGTGTTCAGGGTGTGGCTGGAAGCAAAGCGACCGTGTGTCTGGATACCACATAGCCTCAATGTCCATACCGTCGTGTGATAGATCAGCTTCTTTTGCCCCGAACTTGATTGTGTTGACGACCACCTCGGGTGAGTCCTTCTTCGTTGCAACAGCAAGCACAGAGAACCGTGTCTTGTGTGTAGGAAGGGGGGCTCGCATCATCTGGTGGTGAGTGGACGTTACGTTGTAGAGCTTGTCAGTTGCAAGGTCACGAATGGTGTGCCCTGATCCGTGGTCGTGGCAATGCTGCCACAAGGAGCCGCCACTCAACACGTTGAGCAGCTGCCCACCCCGACAGATACCGACATAGGCAATAGGCTTGGTGCGGTTAACAGTACGCACAAAGATACTTACCTCATCGGCATCACGTAGGGGGTTGGATTTTGTGTATTTGGTCTCGGGCTCACCATACAGGCTGGAGGAGATATCCGACCCACCTGAAAACAGGACAATGTCTGCCTCGTCCAACGAGTATACTTCCCTGCCCAATTTACTGAGCAGTTCCCGCATCATATGGGAGGACTGAGGAACGAACACGCCAACATTGGGAGGAGGAACCAAGGTTACAACCATGGTTGCACCCGATTGTCCCAATACCACCCAACGATACCGTCGAAGTTTGTGAAGGCGGGGTTTATATAGTGTGACTTAGGGTCGTACACCGCATAATAAGGAGCCTCCCAACTGGGAGCACATTTACTTCTGTAATTGGCACCAAAGACCCTGTTGAGAGCCCCCTCCCCCCACTTGTCGCAGTCCCTTGCGGTGACGGCTTGACGGTGGTTGATGAAGTTCTTGACAGTGTGGGGATAAGCGTTGGGACTCACCATGTGGTGGCCATCACCGAACCCTAAAGTGATCAAGGTGTCTTCATTGTTGGTAACCCACCACGTAGAGGCAAGCATGTTCCACGCAAGAGGACGCTTGCTGTGCGTTTCATCCCGCATCATGCGGAGGAATGTAGGCCGCACATACATGGTCATGAATGCACGTTTCCAAAACACAAGAAGGTTGCCAATCTGTGGCATGGTGAGCCTGACACGGTCGTTCTTTGAGAAGGCAAAGCCATAGCGGGCTATGACAAGCGCCTTTTCATCGTCCGTCTCATATCCCTTGAACTGGTCAAGACCGTTGACCATCTTGCAGAAGGGACTGTCGGGGTGGAGGAATGCGAGGTGGTTGTACTCCACAATCTCGCTGAGTTTCTTCTCACCGTTGTGGGGGTTTTGATTATACGGTGGTGGATAGTAGAACCAGTCGTTGGGTCTCTCAACCATGTAACCTGGAGTGTTCCCGTAACACCCACCGTGCCCGGCACTACGACCCCCCCAAGATTTATAGGTGAAGAAGGCGTTAGCCATGGTGGGGAACTCCAGATCAAAAACCCCATTAGCGTTAGCTTTGAGAGTTACCTTGACAACCTCATCAAGGAACGGATTTCGTATAGCCTCAGTCATGCGACCTTGCCCATTCTGCAATGTTGTTGTTGACCCGCACGTTATAATACATGGGAGTGGAGCGGGGTTTGTCTTGTATGTACATTTCGGCGATGACTATGTCACCACCACTCATATCAGCCGGGACAAACTCAACAGGCTCCCGACGATACCACGTAGGGTGACCCTCAAGGGAGTCGACTGATGATAGATAAGCCTTATCATCGACCCGGTAGATTTCCACCTTGACGTGATGCTGCTTCATGTCTTTGTAGACAATGGGGAAGCCCCCGCCTGATGTCATGTGAAACTTGTCCACCGACACAAAAGAACCCACGAGCGTAAAGCCACGTGGGTCCATCAATCTGTTATTCCCGTACCCCTTCTTGAGGGTACCATAGACAGCTACGTACATTAGTTCTCCGTGTAAACAGTTTCATCGATGTAGATAGTAGTGAAGCCGTTAAAGTAAGAGCCGATCGACAGGTTAGGGACATGGTTGAAGATGGTGAGGTCCAAGTGCCCGTGGCTGTCTCTCCTCCACACAATCCAACGCTTATGTTTCTTGGGTGGGGGTGGTGGCTTGAACTCCTTCCAACCCCCAAGGTCACCCCTATCAAAGTCCTGTTGATAGCCAGTGATAAAATCCGACCCATCAGATGCACACTGGGGAAGCAGGACGACGAAAGGACCATAGTCGGTATCCTCTACGACGGATTTGCAGATGTAGATGGCCGACTTGTGGGATTTGGTGATGTATTTAACCCCAACCTTGAACTCATCAGTCATACTAAGTTCCTCATTTTAGATGGCCGAACGCGGCCCGATACGCACCGACATGTACATGGACCATAGGGTTTGTCTGTATTCCATGTAATGAGCAGCTGTCTCCGACTCCCCATAAGACCAGCCACGGTTATTATAGACACGACGGCCTCTGTTGTAGGCGGCTTTGCACCCTTCCCACTTCTTACGGACCGGTGCTGTAAGTCTTTCATAGACAATTAATTGCTCCTCACTTAGATTCAAACCAGCTTCCTTGTCCCAATCAGTGGTAAACAAGGTAGAGGGTACTGTCCTCATCATTCTGTTCTTCAAACTCCTCTCTTATAGGTATGCAACGGTGGGGACTACAATATTATTATACCATGAATCTTAAACCTGTCAATGGTACAACTTGTCGCACCCCTAAATTCTGTGAGGTTTCACCATGACAACGTGCATACCTTGCCTGATAAACGTGGCAAATGCCCGTTCGGCTGAAGCCAGACGTTCCATAGGGAAAGTCATGGTGTGCCATACACCTTGAGGCTGGCCATCCCTGTTGTCAGGGATACCAACTCCACGCCAGATATCCAACGTGATTTGCATCAGCTGCTCTCCTCGCATTCGTAAGCCTGCCACCGAAGATCGGCGCGGTACACGTAGTCCCTCAGTTCTTCGTTGTGGTTGTATTGCTCAAGAGTGATGGACTCCACAAGGAAGGCGCGACAAACGCTCTCCTTGGTCACCCAATCGACTTCAGGGCTTAAGAATACGGGCACGAGCCGCGTCTGACAGCCCATCAGGATGAACAGGAGCAACAGGATGCTGCCTGACAATATCAGCAGCCTGACCGGCGAGTCTCGACGACTCAGCTTGACGCTTGCGTTCTT